CTAGGCTTGCGGCATAATCGCCTGGTCACCGTGCTCGTCGAGGTACGGCATGAGGTACACGCCGCCCTCGTCTGTCGTGAGCAGAAGGTACTCGCGGTTGAGCTTATCGCACACGATTTCCTGATGCACGCCATCCGGCAAATCGTAAATCGGGCCATCGGTTCGCGCGGGCGATACCGTCATGTCCTGCGCCCCCATGGCCTGCCTGGCGCACGAGGCGGCGGCAAACACGATGAGCAGCAGGATCACCGCCGCCACAAGCGGGCCGCACCCGCCGTTGCGGTCTTCGTCGGCAGGGCTTGGGTACGGCATCGCCTACACCTTCTCTGCGTACTTCTCGCCGGAGGCGGTTTCCACGGCGATCCAGCGCTTGTAGCCGGAACCGCCCGTATAACGGCCCCAAACGTAGCCGTCGGCCGATGCGAACGTGCCGTCGAGCGTCACAGTCTCCCCGCGATGGTAGGTTGCGACGGTCGAGTAGCCGGTGCCAGCACCGGAGCGCACGTTCAGGGCATCGACGCAGATGCGGTACGTTCCCGCCGAGTTGCTGGTCTGCGCCTGCGCGGTGCCGACGCGCACGAGGTAGTCGTTCGGGTCGTAGCCTCCCGTGGGCTTGCCGACGGCGATGTAGCGAGTATGACCGCTGTCGCTGGTGTAGCGTCCCCACACGTAGCCGTCCGCGATGCAATACCAGTCATCGAGGTTGACCGTCTCGCCCTTGCCGTAGGAGGCTACCACGGAGCCTGAGAGCGCCGGCGCGTCTCTGACGTTCAGACAATCGACTGTGCAGCGGTAGGTTCCGTTGAAGCCTGTACCCTCCTTGCCGGTGGCGCTCGGCTGCTCTGCCGGTACCGATGGCGGGACGGTCGGGGCGCTGCCGCCGTCGAGAATCGCGTTCACCTCGGATGCGAGCTGATCCATGCGGGCATGCAGCCACGCGCCGGGGCAATCGGTCGAGGAGAACATGCGGTGCTCGGTGAGCGTGGCGTTTCGCGTTCCGTCGTATGCGAGGCGGAAGCCGTAGCGGCGGCAGATGTCGGCGCACAAGTTGACGAGCGCGGCCCACGTGGCGTCGGTGAGCGAGGAGTCTGCGTTGTTCGCGCACTCGATCGTGATGGCGCGGTCGTCGTTCCACTTGCTAGCGGAAGTCCAGGCGCGGTCGCCCTCGTCCACGCTCATGGCGATGTCGCCGTCGTAGCCGATGCAGTAGTTCGAGCTTGCCTGGCGCGCGGTCGCTGCGAAGTAGTCGGCGCACTGCCTGCCCGTCCAATGGGCCGCCATGTAGTGCGGCGTGATCTTGCAAACGCGATTGCCCGAACGCCCGCTGTTGCGGTTGCCAGTGATGTTGGCGTAGGTGCAGAGGCTACTCTTCGTCATCGTCGCCCCTTCCGTCGTTAAGCTCTTCAAAGGTCTCGTCATCCATGGCTAGCCCTCCTTCTTCACGTCGCCGAGCGCCAAGAGCGCGTCGAGCCACTTGTCGGTAACGCCAACGCTCTTGAAGGCGGCGTAGGCCACCTGCACGCCGCCTACCGCGGCGAAGATGGACGTAACCCACGCCGTGGGGTCAGTCGGCATACCCCCGGCCATGGCCGTCAATGCGCCGCACAGCGCCGATACTGCAATGGCCGTCCAGCGGGCAACATTGCCGGTCATCGCCTTCGTCTTGATAGCCTGCACGATATAGGGCACCACGAGGACGGTCAGCACCGTGAGTCCTGCCTGTATATCAGTCATCTCTATCTCCCTGTCTCCTTGTTGTACATGAGGTCGACTCGGTCGTAGATATGGTCGACCTTCTCGGCCATGCCCTGGCTACGCGCCTGGCTGTGGACCAAGTCCGCGTGGAGGACGTCATTTGACGCGACAACCGACTCCATGAGCGTTTTCATTCCTTCAATCAGGGTGTTGCTGCGCTCCATCTGGGCGGCGATGCGCCCCTCCATTTGGGACCGCTCGCGGTCGCGCTGCGCCCTCTCGTCGACTTCGGCCTGCTTGCGCTCCTCGCGCTTCAGGTCGAGCTCGCCCTTCCGCTGGTTTTGGCGTTTGTACTCCTCAAGAAATTGTCTCCCGAAGTAGAACGCAACGAGCGTCAGGAGCACGCCGCCAAGCCAAGCCGGTCCGTAAGGCGCAAAAAGCTTGATCACTTCCATCCTGGGCGCCCTCCTTCCGCCTATTCGGCCGTGTACTCCTCGCCGGTGATCTCCTTGTACTCGTCGGCGGTGATCCACTTGCACTTGACGGCCTTATGCACTCGCGCCTTACTCCAAAGAGGTCGGTCGTAGTACTTCTTGACGAGCGCGAAGTGCTCGGAATGCTCTTCGGTCTTCTTCGTCGGCATTACTGGTCACCTCCGACCGTCATGAGCAGGTAGTCGATGTTCGCCGTGTTCTGCTCGGTCTGCGTCGGCTTCGACGCCTGCTCGCGCATCTGGCCGAGCAGCGCCGGCACGTCGGGCGTCTCGCCTCTGTCGTAGGCGGCGAGCGCCGCCGTATAGGCCATCTTCTTGGCCTTCTGCTCGATGTGCAGGTCGTCGTCGATGACGCCCGCCTCATGGGCCGCGTCGGGGTCGCCCAGCTGCGAGAGCAGGTTTCGCAGCGCGTTCACCTCGGCCTGCGTGCCGTCGTCCACGGTGTCGGGACGCTTCTCCTCAGTGTCCATGCGGACTCCTTTCGTGTCGGGGGATGTGCCGCCATCGTATTAGCGCCGTGAGATTGCCGAGCTTCCTGAACGCGCGCAAAAAAGAAGGCGCGCCGCAGCACGCCCTCAATACGCTGGTTATTTCGTTTCCGACCTGTCTAGGCCGCCGTTTTGAGCTGCCGCCCTTCCGCTATGGCGAGGGCGTTCCGCTCGAATCGCCTTCCGGGTTTGGCTGCATTGAGCAACCCCCCCCGCGAGGTTTTCGAACAGACTGCGGTACAGCGCGTCCAGGGCCAGCACGCTGCGGTGCGCGTCCAAATGCGCCATGCCGCCGCGCCAGCTCTGGTAGCTCTGCTCCACCTGCTCGGGGGTCATGACGCCATCGGCGACCATGCGGGCCATCTTCTTGAGCTTGCGGCGCTCCCGCGTTATGGAGTCTCGGCACGGCTTCACGACTATGCGGCCCGTGTCCGTGTAGAAGATGCGCTTCTTCAGCCACGTGAACCCGCGCGTGAGCTTCACGACCCGGGTCTTGCGCGGGTTCAGCTCGATGCTCAGCTCGGCGCATTTGCGCTCTATCAGCAGCAGGCACACCTGCAGGTAGTCCTTGGACTCGTGTATCAGGTAGAAGTCGTCCATATATCGACCGTAGGCCTCGGGGCGCAGCATCTCGGTCACGTAGTGGTCGATGCGGTTGGGATGGGCCACGGCGCATATCTGGTTCGGCTCGCTGCCCAGCCCCAGGCCCACATCGCCCTGCGCGTCTATCAGGCGGTGCTCAAGGGCGACCACGCGCTGGTCGAGCAGCGCGTCGGCCACCTGCCGCTTGACCGGTTCGTGGGCTATGCGCGCGAAGTAGTCGGAGAAGTCGCCCAGCAGTATGTAGCCGTCGTGCCCGTACCGCCGCCAGTGGTCGGCCAGGTGGCGCTTGAGCAGCTTAAGGGCGTAGTCGGTGCCGCGCCCCTTGATGTTGGCAGAGTTGGCGGTCACGAGCGTGGGGACGATGGCGGGCACGAGCGCGTTCTGGGACAGCGACTTCTGCACTACGCGCTCGGGGAAGTGCACGGCGCTGATGTGCCGCAGCTTGCCGCGCTCCCACAGGTCGAAGCGGATGAAGCCCCGGCATATGTCGCGGCCCTCCAAAAGGTCGTTCCTGGATTTCACGGCGTTTCGCAGGTAGTCCTTCATGTACCGCTGCGTCGAGGCCTTCCACATCACGCCGCACGCGGCTTGCTTGGATGCCCTGCACAGGCTGTTGAGGTCGGCCACCGTCTCAAGGGTGCACTCTTTCACGCGCTCGGCCTTGGCTTTGGCGCGCTTTTCCTCGCGGCGCTTGCGACGCGCCGCCCTTCTCTCCTCGGAGTTCATAGAAGGCACCCCGCACGGCTCTCAATGTGGCTCCGGCAGCCGCTTGAGGCGTGGCCATGTAACGCGGCGGAGCCACGGAGCGCCGCGCCATGCAAGCAGCGTCCGGCCACCCTCGCGGGGTGCGTATTTACGGGCTCGTGCCCGATGGTCGCGCCTTCCTTCCTCTCCGCGCTCTGCTTTCGGCCCGCTGGCCTACTCGGTCTGGCAGTAAGGGAATCCGGGGCGGGGGCGAACCCAGGCGTTCGTCGCCGAGTTGTAGTTGGCATTGCCGTTGTTGTTGACGTAGCACACGTTGGACGAGGAGCTACCCATGACGGAACGCAGCCACCAATTGTACCGATATACAAGACGGGACCGCCGCCCATTATAGCGAACGCAGGCGCTCTAGCTCGGCCTCGGCCTCGGCTATGCGCTCCTCTGTCGTCTTCTTGCCGGTGACGCGCACGTTCTTGCGCGCGCCCTTGAGCAGTTTGATCTCCTCCTCGACCATGCCCGCCAGCGCCTCGAAGCGGTTGGCGTTCACGGGCAGGCCGATGTCCATGAGGCACTGCATGTCCAGCATCAGCTGCTCGCAGTCGGCTATCGCCAGCGTCAGGTAACGCTTGCGCTCAAGCGCGTTGAACGAGCTGTTGGGGTAGAAGCAGTCGGCGCGGTTGACGTTGTACACGATGCTGCGCGCGGTCTCCACCGTGGGGACTGCGTTCAGCAGCCTGTAGGCTTTCGGCACGACCGACGAGGAGGCCATGAGCTTGTTGACCTCCACGCGGATGGCGATGGCCTGCGTGAAAAACTTGTACTCGGACACCTCGCGGTTGCGCTGGTAGACGCTGCTCAC